TCGAGTTGCATAGGAACAGCCAGCTTGATGGCTAGGTTTTGTATCACACACTTGGTGACAAAGGCATCTAACGTGTTTACGTCTTCAGGTAGGTGAACATAGCACAAGTAGACAGTTTCGTAGTCACAGAGGATTGTGCGCCCTTCTACGACCCATTCTGTGCGGTCATCGTAGGCTTCCTTCTTGTCATACACATTAATAACCCGAATGCAGTCGTTTGGCAGTTGATACTTAAACTGAAACTTAAATGCGGGTGTCTCTGTTAAGCGTGTTAGCTGTGTACGCTTTAACGCGCTGTTCCACTTGTAGGTTCGTAGCACTTCTGATAGTGCTTGATTAAAAAAGATATTACAGAGTTTTGCACTCTGCACGACCGCCTCTTGGTCGTTTTGATTGATGTCAAGGGAGGCAATAGTATCTGCTCCGATCTTGAGCAGGGCGTGGTTACAGATTTCTACCTTAGTCATACTACCTCCAAAAAAATAAAATGGGGGGCTTACATCAGCAGAGAAGGTTGCTGAAAGCCCCCAAGTTTAATTATGCTTCAGAAACTTGAATCTGAACAACTTTTTCTTCTTCCATACGAACAGACCCGCAACGCATTGCAGAGTAAGCGTAGTAGTTGAAGCGTTTGTCAGCACGTTTCGCAATATCAGTTTCGATGTTGATTCCAACACCTGTACGGATACCAGACTTAACCCAAGCAAAGTTAGCACGAACGTTGTCGTCACTAGCAGATACTGAAGGAACGTCAGAAGCAGACCAGTTTAGGTTTGCTACGTTATCAGCAGAGTTTACAAAAGGAAGCAAGTTAGAAACAACAATCTTGAAACCATAGAATGTGTCAATAGCACCAGAAACCAATGCTTTAACATTCATAAAGTCAGCAGATGTAGCCTTTTCAGCACCCAACAAATCTTCGATCTGTGTAGGAGTAACTGCCAAGTATGCTTCGTTTAGTGGGTCGTCTAAGTCAACGCCATTTTTTTGCAAGATAGCACGAGCTTCACGAATCTTGTCGATTGTAAGACCTGCGTTTGCTTGCAAGATTTTGTTGTCAGAAGCTAAGTCAGCAGTTCCAGCACCAGCTTTACCTGTAGAAGCAGTACCTAATGCACCCTTGATGAACTCAATGTCTTTTTTTCTCATAAGAGAAGAAACCTGACGCATAACATACTCAGACTCAGGGTTGATAAGTGTTTGAACCTTGTCGAAACGGTCAAGTAACAAACCAACTTCATAGTTAGTTAAGTCCAACTTACGACGCAAATGTGAAATGCTGTCGCTAGGTGAATCTGTGTCTGATCCTGAATCAACTACTGCTGTAGCAAATACAGAGCCCAACTGATCGTAGTATGCATCTTCACCAGTTACGGTGTCTTCAAGAGACATACCAGTAAACTTACCGCCTTTTGTTTCAGCAACAAGATCAAGAGTCTTGCCATACTGGTTAACAAACGCAGTATCAATTCCATTCAAAAAAGCCATAATAATCTCCTTGTTTTAAATTTTGGCTCAATTAATTAATAATACACTAATCGGCTCTGATTATCTCGCAAGGAGGTCTTGCCTACCATTTAACGTCTGGATGGACGGCAACTTGGGTGGGTCTTGCGATTGTCCACCCTTGTTGCGTATAGACTTAGCATAATTTAATTTTATGTCAAGTCTTTTTTAAAGGTTTTCACCCAACTTCGTCATAAGGTCAACACGCTTCTGCTGGATATGGTCGGGAATCTTAGACCCCTTTTTCATATAATCTTTGATCTGCTCGTTAACATCGAACAACTGATCTCTAACTCCAGCCATAGTGTTGGTCTGATGATGCCCAATTTCTGGGTCGTCAGCAAAACGTGTAGCAATCTTGCCCAACGTGGTCGCAAGTGCAGGGTCTTTTAGCAAGCCAGTGTCCATAGCGAACTGCAAGTTTTCCTCTGGCATACCGTGCGCCTTAAGCATCGATGTGATTCCGTTCATCATACCATCGTAGCCCTCACCCCACTCCTGCCGAAGCTCTTTATCCATCTCAGCTTCAGCTTCCTTCATTGCGGTGTTGGACTCTTCTAGCTCTGACGCAACCATCCCGAGATACCAGTCCACCAGCTCTTCAGCTTTTTCCGCACTAGCTCCCATTTTAAATGCTTGTTCCTTAAATCCTTCAACCGCTTTCTCAAAGAAAGGAGCCGAATCTTCGCCAACCAGTTCCCTAAACTCGTCACCAACCGTAAAGTCATATCCTTCAATATTTTCAGGGCGACCAAGTTTGCCATAAAACTCAGCCCATTCTTCTTCCGAAGCGTCAGACTTAGGAATATCACCCTTTTTACCAGCGAAACTCTGAAGCTCTTTAATATACTTTCCAACTTCTGTAGCATCTTTGCCCTCCAAGTTTTTCCAAAAGCCAGCCTCTTTAACTTCATCGTCTTCGATCTGGCTTAACATAGAGCCAACAAATGACTCTGGCTGTGTGTTGCTTTCTTCAACAGGTGTTTCCACTACTTCTTCTGTTGATACTTCTTCGTTAGTTACTTCCTCACTCATACTCAACCTCCTCTAGTTTTTTCATATTGAGCTGTTTTTTAATAGATAGAATCACACTCCGCAGAGAGTTCATCTTAGATTCGATGATGGGGTCATTGTACTCGGCAATGTCTTCCCACTTACAAAGCTGAACAAGAAACCTAGCGACCAGTATTGCGTTGTTGTCTGACGCATCAAACAGCTCTACAAATGCTTTTCTGGTTTCCTCTGATAAATCCTTCTCGTTGTCCCACTCAAAGTCGTAGGTCACTTTATCAATTATGTCCATTAGCCTCCTAGTTGTTCTGTAATCTGACCAATAAGCTCTGCGCCCGAACCAGCTTCAGGTGTTTTTTGCGTTTTAACATACGCATCGCTTAGTGTCTGTGCCGCCGCACGTTGTTCAGCCGCCGCTTGAGCCTCAGCTCTTTGAGCACGGATTTCATCGACAGCTTCTTCAGAAAGTTGCAAGTCAACAGGAACCATATTAACTTCCTGAATAAACCGAGCAGTCTTGTCTGCATCCACGTTGTCCAAAATCTCTGGCTTGTACTGTGCAATCTGCATCATCTGGTTCATAGCTGTCATCGTTCCAAACAACTCAATCTGCCGTGATGCGATAGATGCCTTACCAACCAAGTCAAACTCAAGGTTCGCCCCAGACAACTCCTCGATGTCAAGCTCTGGGAACATACCCGCCCGATACATAATACCAAATGCACGCTCAAGAATCGGTGTCACAAAGTATTTGTTAAGACGATTAACCGCAGGAGTCAAAAACTGTAGCGATAAGTTTAAACGCTCTGAAGACTCAAACGCCGTCATATTCTGGCGGTCAAGCAACGGATTAAACAGAGGCACATAAAACGCATCCATAATCTCTTGCTCTTTTTTCTGAATCATCTGGTCGTTCACAACCACGTTATCCATCGGGCGTAGTTGCTCTGGTTTTGACAAAGGATTGCCAGCGTTCCAATAGATAATAGAACCTTGATCGTTGCTGATACGCCGCACACTTCCGTCATTCGGAGCCAACCAAGGTGGGTTGGACACACGCTCTGCACCACGAATCCGTGACACTTCCATACGGTTAATCAACGGTAGCGTAGAAAATACCTCAAGTGCTGGCGACCGACCATACTTCTCGTAGTTAGTTTTGTAGAATCGACCTACCGAGTAGGGCATCTCATCGAATCCAGACTCCAACACCAGCTTATTACCAGTCAACGAAATATAGTAAGAGGCGATTGGCTTCTCTGTTTTCTCTACAGAGTCAGGCACAAAGTTTTGCCGAGGCATAACAACGTGGATAAACGTAAACTCTTTCGTAGAAGTTCTGGGGTCGCTTGCCAACTTGCTAATATCTTCTGGACAGTCTTCACCAAACTGCTGTACGGCTTGGCGTGCAGTTAATTTAAACTCACGAATGACTGTATCTACTTCACCCAAGTAGTTTTCACAAAAGAAAAACTGGTTGATGTAGTGCGAACGGAAGTTTAGCATACGCTTGTTGGTGGGTTCGCAGTACAACGCTGTGGTTCCAATGTATCCACAATGGTCAACGCACTGGCTCATCTCTTCGTAGAAGTTAGAGTCCTCGATTGCCCGTACAAACTTCTTGGTTACAGAACTTAGCGCACGAACCACATTGTCGTTGCGTTGCAGGTCACGATTCTGTGGCACAACACGAATCCAGTTCTGCCCCTGCGGGAACAGGTGGCTCATCATCCCCGCCGTAAACATACGCCGAGCCTTGATTCCAACGTCAGTAATACGCTGAACATCGTCGCGTTGCCCTTTAGAGCGTTTGCTTTGGATGTTGTCGGCACTTGGGTTGCAGAACTCAGCCGCAGACTCGTAAAGATTCTCGAAGTTTGCCCGCTCAGAGCTAGACTTCTCACGCTTATACATAGCAACTAAAGAAGATACATCCATTATATTATCATCCCACCTTCAGGGCTTATAGGTTTTTGTCGTTCTGCTATTTGTTTTTTACGTTGCTCTAAATATTTTTCGTATGCGCTTTGTCTTTCTCGTCTGGCTTTGGCTGTTCGCCTTTGCCCCCCTCTACCGCCATACGTTTTTAATGTTTGGAACTCATCGATTGTTTTAGCCTCGGCAACTGGTGTGCTTCTGCCAGCTTGTGCCGCCGCTCTGACGTTTGCTAATTGAATGGGAGATGCTCCAAGCAACTGACCTTGCGCTCCAAGTTTTTGCCCTTTGGTTACATAGGCTCCTGCTCTGGCTCGACGTGCCGCTTCCTGTCGCAAAGTCGGTGCGATTACTTCAGCCGTGATGTCCTCCGCTGGCGGTGGGGGTGCTTTCGGCGGTGGTGGTGGCGAACGTCCTCCATTACCTCCCATAACTCAATC